GAAGGCTATGTGGATACGCTCTCTCGCGAGTATGAGATGACAGCACGGCAGGCCGCACTCAAGTTCGGCGTGGAGAACCTCACCGACTCGATGCAGAAGGAACTGGAGAAACCCAACTCCAACCGCAAATTTTCCTGTGTCCATTTGATTGCTCCCCGTGGTCCGGGTGAGATCGAGCAAGGCAAGCGTGATGGCGCAAACAAACCCTATGCCAGCGTGTATGTGGACAAGGCGAGCAAGCATGTCTTTTTGTCCTCTGGCTTCGATGAGCAACCATTCTTCGTCACTCGCTACCTCAAGTGGAAGAACTCCGAGTGCTACGGCTACTCGCCATCGTGGACCGCTCTCCCAGAGTGCAAGCAACTCAACTTCCTTGAAAAGCAACTCGACTCGCTCGCCGAGATACATGCGTTCCCTCGCATTCTGATCCCTGCTGGATTCGATGGCGACATCGACCTCCGCGCCGGGGGTGTGACCTATTTCGATCCGAACAACCCCAACGCCACGCCACGGGAATGGGGAACCAATGGGCGCTACGATATCGGCGTCGAGCGGGCCGAACAAAAGCGCAAGGCGATCAACGAAGCCTTCCATGTGGACCTCTTCCAGATGTTCGCGCAGTTGCAAAAGCAGATGACCGCCCGCGAAGTCGCCGAGCGAGCCAGCGAGAAGCTCATCCAATTTTCACCGACCTTTGCGCGTCTCACGACCGAGCTATTCAATCCGCTCCTTCGCCGGGTCTTTGCGATCCTCGCCCGCGCTGGCAAGTTCCCTCCCCCACCCCAACAACTCACGATGGTCGGTTACATCCCCGAGCCGGATGTCGCCTACAACTCCCGAATCGCCCTCGCGATCAAGAGTCTCGAAAACGCTGCCTTCATCCGAACCAGCGAGATGCTTCTGCCCTATGTGCAGATCAAGCCCGAGATGTTGGACAATTTCGACTTCGACGAAATCTGCCGAGACATGGCCCGCAACGATGGTCTCCCGGCTCGGTGGCTCATGGAGGAGGAAATGGTCGCGCAGCAACGAGCCGCCCGCGCCCAAGCTCAACAGCAAGCCATGCAAGCGCAGCAGATGGAGCAGGCCGCAAGCGCCCTCGGCAAAGCTGGCAGCGTCAAACAGGATTCCGCTCTCGCCGGGATGCTCCCCGGCATGATGGGACAAGCGTGATGGCTCCCGAAGACAAAGCCGCTGCCCTTCGGCGCGAGCGTGAGCGCCAGAAGACGACCAACGCCTACCATCGTGTGTTCAGCACCAAGGAAGGCCAAGCGGTCATCGCCGACCTCAAGGCGCAGTTCGCCACCGAAAGCCAAGTCTTCCTGCCTGGTTACGATTTCAACCCTGTGGTCGCCGCCCTTCGCGATGGCCAGCGCGGTGTCGTCCTTCACATCGAATCGGTCCTCCGCAGGCCGGTCATCGCAGACGGCGACATCGAGACTCCCAAACGCAAAGTGAAAAAATGAGCAAGAAATCCAAACAAGACGACATCCCGCCACGCCCCGAAATGGACCCCATGCTCGGCGACAAAACCATCGCCCTCGTTGAGTGGCTGCGCGACTACGCGCCCGAGGAATTTCAGAAAGCCTACGCCGGACGCTCGACCCATCTCGGTTACCACCCGGTCGAAAACTGACGCGCAGTTTTGACTGATACCATTTATGGAAGACACCATCGATACCTCCTCCGAGCAGAGTCTGCTCGACACAGGAGCCGACAGCACCAACGCCGCAGCGCCCGCCGCTTCGGAGACGACCACCACCACCACGCAACCCTCAACCGGCTGGGTCAACCCAGACGGCACCTTCGGAGAAGGATGGACTAACAACCTCCCCGAGGATTCCGCCGCCTACAAGGACACGCTCGCGAAATACAAAAGCGTTCCCGACATGGCGAAGGCGCTCGCGAATGCGAATGCGCTGATCGGGAAAAAGCTCGGCGTTCCCAACGAGAAATCCTCGCCCGAGGAAGTCTCTGCCTTCCGCCGTGCGATGGGAGTTCCCGAGTCGTTGGAGGAATACAAGTTCGCTCCCGAGGCACTCCCCGAAGGCATGACATGGAGCGACGACATGGCGAAGCCCTATGCCGAGATCGCTCACAAGCACGGCATCCCGCCCTCGGCGATGAAGGAACTCGTCACGCAACACGCGAAGACCGAGATGTTCAAGCTGGAGGCGATCCAAGCCACCTACGAGAAGCAGCGCACCGAGGCCGTGGCGACCTTGCAAAAGGAATGGGGAAATGATTTCGGAAAGAACATCGGACTCGCCAAGCAGGCCGCGAAGATCGCGGGCGTGGATGCGAATTCCCACGGGTTCAGCGATCCCGAAGTCGTGCGTGGATTTGTTCGCATGGCGCAAATGATGAGCGAGGACAAGGTCGGTCGCTCAATGGGCGGCACCGAGTTTATGACCGGCTCGGCCCGCGCCAAGGACATCATGTCCAACCCCGACAATACTTGGCACAAACGCTACATGGAAGGCGACCGCGAAGCCGCCGCGCTCGTCACCTCCTTGCTCAAGCAAGGATGAAAATCTGCGGGGTAGTGAAGAGGCATCACACCAGTTTCATAATCTGGAATCCCGAGTTCGATTCTCGGCCCCGCTAATTTTTGACTGATACCACGGAGTGTGCTACACACTCCTTCGTCAGAGCAGACACCTCCTCGTTGAGCCTGCTCCCTAATACCCGCCGCCGCTGACCCCTCACGGGACACTCGGAAAAGCGAAGGGAGCAGAAAAACCATCAGTTTCGACTGATACCAACTCAACCCAATCAACCAAGGAGGCCAAAATGGCTAACAATGTTCTGACCACTATCCCGAATCACTACACGACCCAGTTCGACGCGAACTGGAAACACCTCGTTCAACAAAAAAATTCCCGGCTGAAAGAATATGTCACCGTGGATTCCATCGAAGGTAAGGAGAAATCCTACAACACGATTGCCACCGCAACGATGGCGGAAATCGTGGACCGCTCGGTGACAACCCGTATCACCGATCAAACCTTCGCCAAACGCTGGGTCCGCACAAAGGAATACGACACCGCAAAACTTCTCGACGAATGGGACGAGGCCAAGCTCGGCGAAGTCGTCCTGCCAACAAGCCCCATTGTCCAATCCCACGGTGCAGCTTATGCCCGCACTTGTGACACCGTCATCATCTCAGCCCTCGGCGGAGATTCCATGACAGGCACAACCGGCCTCACCGCAGTTGCGTTGCCTGCTGGCCAAAAAGTCGCTGTCAACATGGTGGAAAGCGGAACCGCCGCAAATTCCGGCCTCACCATCGCCAAACTTCGCCGCGCCAAGTTCATCTTGGACTCCAACGAAGTGGACGAAGAGGAGGAACGCATCATCGTGGTTTCGGCTCGCCAGCTTCAAGACTTGCTCCGCTCGACTGAAGTGACCAGTGCCGACTTCAACACGGTTCGTGCCTTGGTGGACGGAAATGTGAACACCTTCATGGGTTTCAAATTCCGCCGCACCCAACTCCTGCCGCTCACCTCGACGGTTCGCTCCTGCTACGCCTATGTGAAGAGCGGCATCGTTCTCGCGGAGCGTGGTCTGAAAACCTACATGGATGTCCGCACGGACCTCTCGCACTCGCTCCAAATCCGCTCGGTGGCCAGCCTCGGTGCTGTCCGCATGGAAGAGGCCAAAGTCGTCGAGGTTGCCTGCGACGAAGCCTAATTCCCGCACCCCGCTGGCAGACCGGGAAATGTCTGCCACCCACTTTTTCAATCTGTGATCTGACCGCGCCTCAATGACAGACATCCAAATCTGCAACCTCGCCCTCGCCCGCCTCGGTGATTCCCGCATCACCGCACTCACGGACGCGACCGCGCAGGCGCAGTATTGCTCTCTGTTCTACACGCAGACTGTCGAGGAACTCCAAGCCGAGTTCGATTGGCAGTTCTGCCGCAAGCAAGTTTCCCTCACCAGCGGCACGGCTCCGCTTTCCGGCTACTCCGTTCAATACACTCTGCCCACAGATTTCCTGCGGGTGCTTCGTTTTGGGAATGTGGATTCCAACGAAAACTTTGGCGTGTGGGAAATCATCGCCGAAAGAATCCACACCAACCTTTCGGCTCCGGTCGCGCTCGATTACATCGCGTCCGTAACAGACTCGACGAAATTCCCGGCGTTGTTCGTGGAATTGCTGACGATCAAATTGGCCGGACTCCTCGCCATGCCGCTGACCGGCTCGAAAGACCTGTTCGGCCAGATGGCGGAAATCTTTGGCGCGACCATGCAGAAGCCCGGACTTCGCGTTCTTCTCATCAACACGCAAGCCCCGAAGACCACCACCTCGGCGGCGAATTCCGTGACCGAGATTTGCCGCCAAGCCATTCTCCG